AACAATTTCATACGATTCCTTTGTTAATAAAAAGTTGAATGTTATGTAGGTATATTGAGTGAATTTCCTTAGTGATTTTTCCTGGCAACCCATTGCTTATCAATTGGTTATTGATTTTTGTAATTGGAACAATTTCTTTGAGTGAGCTCGTCAGAAAAACTTCATCTGCAGAAAGAAGTTCATCAACTAAAAAATCTTTTTCATTCATTTTAAAGTTTTGAGATTGAAAACTCAAAATAAATTGGCGAGTAATTCCATTTAAAATGGCACGAGATATTGGGGGAGTAAAGACTTGGTTATTTTTTACAATCCACAAATTATTGGTTGTCCCTTCATAGACATAATCATCATGATCCAATAAGACTGCATCGAAGGCCTGAAGATTTTTTGCCTCAATTAAGCCCAAGATTGAGTTTAAGTAGTTGCCAGTTTTTGCCATAGGATTTAATGAGTCCTTTTCAGCCACATATATATTTATTCAGTAGATAAGAAGCTCGCATCAATAGTGAGCTTAACACCATCAGAAAAGGTAAACAGAGACTGATCATATTCTTTATATTGTGCAATATACTCAAGTATATCGTTATTCAATTTAAGAGGTAGGTTATCAATAATATTTTTTCTGTCATATGTTCCTACTTTATCTAAAGTAATAATAGTATCTTCTATTTCGATAGTATTAATGAATTTCATTAATTCATATACTAAAAGAATATTAAGAGAGCTACCCACTTTCTTATCATCCAATCCTACCTTATTAAATTCTACTATACTCTTTTCTGTAATTTTTGAATCTTCTTTTAGAGAAGGAATAGATGCATTAATAGTTATACCTTTATAAGAAAACTTTTTTGTTAACTCAAAATCTATTTTATATTCAGGTAGACTATCGAGACTGTATTCTTTATCTTCTATTTTAATAGTGTTAGATATGCACTGCTTTCTTAGATCTACTAAAATTTTATTTCTATCATAGAGCGTAAAATCTATATCTTCGGTGCTATTCTCGAATATAATATCATTAAACACCTTATACATACTAACAGTACCTTCAACACCATCGAGTAATGATTTTACTAGGTCTTTATGTTGCTTTACAGAGAAAGCTTTAAACTTTACCTTTTTTTCCTTTGAAGGTACATAAACATTAAAACAATCACTCTCATTTAGTTGCTTAAGTTCTTCAATAAAAGATTTAATATCACTCATTATTCTATTTACTCCATATTTTGCTTTTTCAACTCTTCCTCCTTATCAGCTAGTTCTTTTCTATAGATATTAAGAAGAACCTTTGAGTCGAGAGGTGTCAGATTTAAAAAATCTTCAGATGTAAACCCTAACTTACTAGTGAATACATACATCATTTCAAAAAAGTTAGATAGACCTGTGGAATATATACCTAAAACAAAAGATATTATTCCGTTAGACAACACGTTAAGATTTATCTCATTTATATTAAACTCTTCGTTACCCTCTATAACTACAAAATTATTTAAATTTTCCGATAGCTCACCAATGTATGTTTTTATAGTGGAGAAGATAGAATTAGGAATATTAGAAAGAATTAACTCTTTTTCTTCTACGGATAGAGTATTAAACTGTAAAGCTTTACCAGATACGCTAATTTTTTTTATTATGCTCAAGTAGATATCATTTAAATTTTCAAAGTATAATAAATTCGGTAGACCTAACTCTACTTCAAATTTATTTAACGAAAAGGTTTTATCATAATCTTTCTCGAATAAATCAATTCTTTCTAAGATATTTTGAATGCTAAAATTAACTACACGCTTATCTTTATCCTCGAACATTATCTCAGGATCGACATAAATCATTCGCACCAAAAGTAGAGTATAAAATTTATCTATTATATTAAGATCTTCTATACCTTTAAAGATAACCGCGTTGAAGAAACTATTTAACCCTTCAAAGTCCTCATTCTCGCAGAATTTTAACGCAGTAAAAAAATCTTTATTTTTAAGCTCAGGAACTCTAACAGATCGACCACTAGGCAATCTTGTTTTAATACTAAACTCCATAATACTAGAGTAATTTATTACTTACCGGTATATTATTCTTATTAACTACGGCGTAGCGATTAAAAGAGAAGGATACTGTTCTGGTTATATCATTCATTCCTAACTCACCATAACTCAAGCTATCTCCAGATATTTGAAACGGTACAGCATCATAAAACTCTATTACCTTACGTATATCCAGCGATACGCTGTTTTTAGCCTTAAGAGGGGTTATGACGTCACTATAACTACCAGCATCACGAGAAAATTGAATCAATTGCAAATCACACTTTAACTCTTCTTGCGTTGTACCATCCTCAATAAGACCTTTATGAGATGCAGCAATTATCCACGGTCTTAAAAAGTAATCAAAAATATCTATATTAGTCTCTAGAAATGTAATATCTACTTTATTCGCAGCTCCATAACCCTGTCTGTTGCCCGCATACTGACCGCCTAACCACCCTGCAGCCCCATCTATAGAAGTATTAGATATGTCAAAAGCATCAGAAGGAAGAGCGATATTTTGCGCTAACAATAATCCAAAGCTTCCAAAAGGATCAGAAATTTCTTCTAAACATCTTGTATTTACAGGCCATTGATTAGCTGTGGTGATTTCGTATTTGTTAATAACTGTACGAATATTCTCCCCCAGCTGACGCATGACAGTAGTCTTAGGGTATATGTAAATGGCCCAGAGAAACTTTAGTGGAATGTCATATCGCCAATCTCTATGAACATTTAACCGTCTCTTTACTGGGCCATCTCTAGCTGTAATATTTGACATTTATTAAGCTGTAGCTACATCCGTCTTATTGTAAAAATGATAAGCAATAGTAACAGGAAGCTCAACTGTTTGACCTGTGCCTCCAGATATATTATATGCAACGTCTCCAATATTTCTAATTGAAGCTCCAACTAGTTTATATTTACCAATAATAGTAAGGTCCTTAGCTAGCTGAGCGAGTTCGATATAATATGTATCGTCTGGCGTACCATACATCCCCGTCGAGGATGCATCGTCAAACATGAATCTTGAAGCTGCTTCAAATAAATTGCGCAATCTGCTATTAGCGTCTAAGAAGAAAGTTAAGTTATAACCTTCTGCTCCTGTATAAGTCGCATTACCAGGTACGTTTAGGTTTAATCCCATATAAGGAACCGCTACGTTTGTTATGGTTCTACCCGGTAAATTAGCAGCTTTTGCATATATTAAATCATCTTCAGTTATTTGACCAGCGATACCGGCTAAATTAATAGCCGTTACCCTGAATAAGAAATCTCTTGAGAAATCTCTACTTGCTGCTACACTGTAAAACTTACTTATTTTTTGTTCTGACTTAGCCATATAATTATTTATTCTATTTTATGATTAACCACCTACTAGCTCTTGGAAGTTAGTATCTGTTCTAGTTGCATAGAAGTTAACTAATATAAACTCTGCTGTTCTTACAGGCTTGAGATATATATCAACAACTAATTCGTTATTATCTATAACTTCCGGTGTATTGTTACGCTCATCGCAAACTATCAAGAAGTCATATAGACCGTCTGCAGACTTAACTCTCTGGAAGAATGGTGTTAATGTATTAACAACTCTTGTTCTAGTAAAGACAGTATTGTTCTCGAATAAGAAGAACTTCATTACTGATTTCACTATCTTTTCAAGATATAAGAAAGTACGTCTTACATTAACTCTATCAAAGGCACTTGGAGCTTTAAGCATGGTCTTTTGACCAAACACAACCAAGCCTTGATCAGGGAATCTTGTAATAGGATTGAGATTAACTTTATAAAGTTCATCACGCTGTCTTTGGTTAGGAGCTATTGCAAGATCAATAGCATTGTTAAGAATACCTCTGTTAAAGCCTGCTGGAGCAGCCCATGGACCTACATCCGAATCTGTTGATGCAATCTTACCTGCAATGAAACCAGATGGTGGAGCATAGATGTATAAGCCTGAACTCTCATCATACACTTTCATATAGTTAGCATATACCGTAGCGTAAGATGTATTAATAAGTTCGAACTGATGTCTAAGAGCCCAGTAAATGTGCTGTGAGAAGTTCTTTGTAGGATCATCAATTACCTTAGATTGCTTACCTGTTACAAGAATTTGACGAAGCGGGTCAGCTACATAAAGTATATCTCCTCTACCGCCATCTTTGAGAGGTCCGCAGAATTTAGCAAATTGATTAGCTATAGTAGTATAATAATCCCTAACATCTGTATCTTCTAACTCAGCGTTAGAAGTTCTAAGTGCATCAAACTTACTATTACTAATAGTATCATCAAAGTACGGTAACCCAGATGCACATACTGTTGACCATATGGTTCCTAAACCAGCTTCAGCAATAACATCAATATCATATACATCATCATTTCTTATTGTTTCGAGAGCTCTTGATAATTTAGCAGGAATATTACCTAATTTTTTATCTTCGAGCTCTACTTCACTATAAGCACCGATAGGGAATAGCGAGTCAGCAGTTTTGAAGCTACTATTAGCAGTTAGTGATCTTAAATTAGTAAAGTTAATACCCCAATTTCCATAATCTGCATTAGCGAATCCAGATATAGTTATAACATTTGTACTAGATACTAAGTTGAACAACGAAGAACTTACCGTTGGGTATGTAGTTCTACCTGCTTCCGCTGATGCTGCAGGTATTTGAGTAGCAATATTAAATCTAAATTTAGTTGGTACTTTAAGGTTATAAGTAGTTTGAATGTTACTTGTAAGAGCATCAAATGTTGTTGGTACTGAAGGTAAACTAAATATATTTGTGTTTGCAGAAAGAATAGGAATATATGTATTATTAAGGTCAACTACACTATTAATTAGTTTCTGCGAATATACACGAACGGCTTTTTTCGGTGTACCGTCAGAGTTAATTTGAATTCCTTTAAAGAAGTCAGAGACATAAGGATTTACAATTACTTCAATATTACGAGAGGTATTTTCAATATTTTCTAAGAAGAAGTTTACTGGTGTACCGCCTTGTTGAGTAGTGGTTTTTCTGTAGTAACCTATAGAACCGTTATAACCTTCATCGAGAGCATAATCTAGTTGTGTAACATCATTGCTAAAGATTGACTGTCTAAGCTTAAATACACCTAAACTTAAAGTATCTTTATATAAGTTGGTACTTGCTTCGATAGGCGCAATCTTCTCTTCCATTACTTGAGAGATTGTATTGAGGGAAGGATTGTTGCCTGAGGCATTAGTTGCTGTAAGACCAAAAGCAAATCTAGAGGTAGGAATATTAATATATTCAGGAGGTGTTATACCATCTGCATCAGGCTTTTTCTGTGCAGTTTGTATACCGAGAATAGATGTATAGTCGGTTGCTGGATTTAAATCTGTATTGTCCTTAAGACCTAGATAAAAACCATAAAACTTATTATCAATAGTGGTCTGACCGCTATTAACAACTATAATACCTGCGCCGCCAAGATCAGAGAGTCCGCTAAAAGTTGTTTTAGCAGTTTTACTCCATTTACCATTTGCGAATAGGGTACCATTACGTAGTGCTAAGTATTGATCTTCCGTAGCTGTATATTGTGTTGGTGCACCTATAATATAAGATGCAGCGTCTGGAGCATCCATGTTTGTAGTACCACCGCCGGTTAAAGGAGCGCCGTTTGTACCGTAAACTGATACTGGATAAGCAAGTATACTATATAAAGAACCAAATCCTTGACCTGCGTTTCCACCGTAAGGTAATCTGTTAACTTTAATTCTAGCTGTTGAGTCAAAAGCTGCCTTAACAGTATGTGAGAAGTATCTTTCAGCTGGAGTTTTTGGTGCACCGTAAATTTGCTCAAACTCTGTGAATGATGATACGTCAAGTACTTCGTCATAAGGACCTTGTTGTGAGAACCCTGTAATGTATACATTTGTACCTGCTCTTGTAGGTACTCTTAATGATAGATCACGTTCGCCTATCTCAACGCCTGGAGAATTAATTGTTCTTATAGCCATGTAATTATTTATAGTTTTTCGGCTTATTTTTTAATTTAAAAGACGTGTATGTAGTTGAGAGTATACAAAAGTAAAGGAAGATTCTATTTCATTAGAATCTCTATAGTTGTAATTAATACCTCCGAGATCTGTTGGAAAAGCTTTTGTGTATTTAAACTGTATTTTTTCGTTATCAAATTCGTCCAAACCATATATGGTTAGATCTGTTTGATAATCTCTGAAATCATCATCTGTTATTACATCACTTTCATCAAAGATTCCTTCTTGCTGACTGTGAAGGAGATCTAACCACTTATATATTACCCAGTAGTTAGAATATTCATTATCTACTGTAAAATTAACTGTAACTGGAGGGTATGGAGACTTATTATGAGAGGAATTGTAAAGAGTACTTCCTGAGTATCTTATTTCTAAAGCAGGTACAGTAATAGTAGGTACAACTGTACCATATATAGAAAACTGCATACTATCTTGGATAACAGTGCTGTTGCTTCTTTTAAAATCAGTAGAGCTTTTTAAAGCATTTGGAACCTGAAAAACTAGCTTAAACTTATCAACGCGTGATTTGTTAAGTATGGATTGTTTATATATATTGGTGTTACTCATAATGTTGTCCAGCCGTCTTGTTGAAGAAATTCAATTTCTGCTACTTGTTCCGAATCACCCATGCCAAATACAACAGGTGTCATGTATGTATTATTTAGTCCCACTACTTCAAAATCATTATATATAGAGGTAGGATCTTCGAACATAGCAACGCCAAAATCCATAGGCTCTATAAAGCTAGGCTTTCCGTGATCGTCTAATTCTATTATTTCAAAGTATCTTTCAGTTAGCTCTTTTTCTAAAATAAACAATGCATACATTAACGACATTACCCTATCGTCATGATAGCCTCCTTTTGCCTTCCAAGTGCCGTTTGGATATCTAACAAAATCCTTAAGTTCTTTTAAAGTATCTAAATCTCTAATAGTAACAGATCTCATTTCGTTAATAAAGTAGCGCATATTCATAACACCTTTATATTTGGTGTTAGTGTGAGCTATCATACCCATTTGAGGCTTAGCTCTATTTGCAACCTTAGCACCATACGAAACCACCTTTTCATACCCCATATCAAATGCCAGCCTATCTACTACCTGAGCACCGCAATTATTTCTCTCTACTAAAGCTAGAGGCGAGCCCCAGTTTTTAAGAATAGTGTATACTTTGTTAGCAAACTCTAGCGGTGGTATGTGTCTATTGTGATAAGTTGCTACTTGTCTTATATCCTTTAAATCTGTAATGTCTAAAATTTGCATAACAGAAGCATCTACACCTACACCTTCAGAAATATCAACACCTGCTACATAAACTCTAGAAGAATCAGGTTCTTCCCATATTCTATAATTTCCTTCATCTAATAATATTTTAGGCTCGACGCATTTCTGCGACATCTCTAAGAAAAGAGCTTCATCAATAGAAGATTCACCGGAAGATAAGAACTGACACTCAAACTCCTGTAACCAGGCTTCAATAGACCCGATAGCCTGTCTAGTATTAGCAGCCCATTTTTCATCTCTACCTGGTACCTCATCCCATTTTATTTTATCATATGCCCAGCCATTCTCTCCCTTTTCCGCTCCATCATATAACTTATAAAAAAGGTTATCAGTACCGTTTGAAGTAGAACAAACAAATACTTTAGATTTCTTAGAAGATGTAATAATAGGGAAAACAGACTTCCAGAACTCTTCAACTAAATGAGACTCAATAAAGGCCATTTCGTCAATTACCAAACAATTTACAGATTGACCACGAGCAGCTGTACCAGTTGTAGTGGTAATACCTATCCTACTACCATTATCTAAGGTCATTGAGGTTTTACCATATTCCTTAACCCCAGGCTTTAACCATACTGGAAGTTCTTCAAACGCTAGACGTACCCTTTGAAAGATTTCAATAGCAGTAGCCTCTTTGTTTGCTACTAGAAGAATTCTCTGATCATCCATAAAGCAAGCCTGCCATAAAATATAAATGGTCATCATAGTAGACTTACCGATCTGTCTAGATGCTAAGAGAATAAAGAATCTATTATCTCTCATCTTACGAATAGCTCGCTTTTGACAAGGATGCATTTTTATTTTCTCTCTACCTCTATCTAGGTTGATAATAAAGAAGAAATTTTCTGCAAAATATAATATATTATCTTTAGCTTTTTGTATCTCTTTTATCATCCATGGCTCGTAAGCTATTACTGCACCAGCTGCTGGGAGATTAGGATTCCCTAAATAAAACTCTGTTTTGTCGGACTTTTTAGGCATATTCTATAAATATATATATGTCAAAACAAAACGACTTCTCGAGTATTGGGCAAGTTTATGGAAGTATGTTAAACAACATGAAACATAAGCTAGTATCTGAAGGTAAAACAGGAACCGTAAAGCCAGGTGAAATAGGTGAAGCTCCTCTCATAAAAGGCGGGCCTCTTGAAACATCAGGATATGTGCCTTCTAAAATAGATAGAAGGAAGATGTCTGATAAAGAACTTAAAGATAATCTATACAATATTAAGAACTTATCTCAGCCTGATAATCTGGAAGAAGACGAAGAAGACGTTAAGCCTAAAAAAAGAGTAGTTAAAAAAACTAAAAAGAAAGCAGAAGCTGAAGAAACTATCAAAGAAAGTAGAAAAATTGCCAAGGCTAGCATAAATAATTTTATGAGAAAGAAATCAATCTTTGATAAATTGTACGAAAACGTAATGAATCCTTCTGGTGCTAGTAATCCTATGGGTTCTGAAATGGGATCAGAAATGGATGATGCAAATGAGCTTGACGCTCTTGGTATCGAGGGTGAAGGTGAAGGCATGGAAGAAACTGGTGAAGATGTTACTTTCACACTTGATCGTGAAACTGCACAGAAGCTTATCGATGTTCTTCAAGCTGCTATTGGTGGTGAAGAAGAAGGTGGCTTTGGTGATGAGGAAGGTGACACCGAGTTAGAAGACGATATGGAAGAGGGCGACACTGAAGAAGCAGAAGAGGGCTTCTGGGACGAGGACGAAGAAGACCTCGGTGCAGACAATCTTTCAAAGGAAATTAACTACGGTAAGAACAACAAAGTTGGTAATCTCAAAACACAATCGGGTGGTGCTTCATCAGCCTATACAGATAAAGTAGGTTCAGATGGTGATCATGGTCACGCTCTTGTAAATGCAAAGCAACCTAACATGGGTAAGAGCAACAAAGTTGGCTCGCTCAAGACAGGTAAGTCGATGTTTGAACAATAATTAGAACTTAACTATAATAAGCCCGGTAGTTTAATGACTACCGGGCTTTTTTGTATAAATAATAGTATGATTACTTTTAAAGAGTATTTGGTTGAATATGCTACAAAGCAAAATAGCCAACTATTCGGCATAGCTAAGCTAAGATCAGGTACTAACGGTAAGTTACTGGATGATCCACACAACAGAAAGCATAAAAACGCTTTTAAGAAAGAATATTCTCACAAACACCCGGTTATTGATAGTATATGTAATGGAAAGTCTAACAATGTTCAGATAGCAGGCCAGCCATTACTATCTATTCTATCTCTCTACGGTACTCAGTTTGAACCCGGTATTAAAACACTAGGAAATTCTGATGTAGAGGTAGAAATGTATGAAGATGAAGAAGGTCTGCAGAGAGGAATTTTAAGAAATAGAAAGAAAAACAATGGCCTGTAGTTCTAGTAGATCTCAATGTACTGCTGAAAATGTATTTGCTGCTGTTGTAAGTCCAGGGTGTGGTCAGTTTCTTAACCCTGGTAATTTTCAGGCTGAGCAAATTATATACGATACTTCGTATAGCGATCTAATTAATAGTTATGGTGTGCCTATCAACTATTACGTAAA